ACAGCATTTTGACGTTGTTTAGCGTCAGTTAGTTTCTCTTGAGCTTGAACAATGAGGTCAGAATCTCCGCTTTCATAAGCTTGTTTTAGTAGCTCTTTTGCTCTAGTTAATTCACCTTCAGCAAATTTGGCGGCTTCTTTAAGGAAAGCGGCTTCCTTCTTAGCAGAGTCTTCCCTAAGTTTATTAATCTCTTGCTCACGTAATTGAGCAAATTTAAGCGCTTCTTCTCGCTCACGATATGCGCGTTCTTTTTCACGGCGCTCATCGTGCCAAACCTTCTTCATTTGAGCGAGACGCTTCTTAACCTTGTCGGAATACTCCTCAAGGTCATCCTTATCTAGCTCTTCCACCATATCCTTCGGGAGGGGCTTTCGGCCTCGGTCCTCGGGTGGGGTATCGTCCTCAATTTCAATTTCAATTTCGTCGCTATCTTCCTGATTTTGCTCAGCTTTTTGCTCAGCTTCCAGTTCATCAGGAAATTTAAACTCTTCTCTATCAACAGCCATAATAATTACTCCTTATGCGCGTCGGATTCCACGGGGGTCATCGACCACCGCTTCCACCGTATCGTCGTTAATAATGCGGAACTCCCTACCGTGGATAACCACGCGGGTGCCTGAATAGGGGCGGGTAAGCACGAAGTCGCCTTCTTTACACCAAGGTCCGGTGGGGAACCGATCTGTATCCTTGTAGCATTGGTCGCCCATTTTCACGACAAAGAGGACAACTGTCGTCTGCTCCTCAAAGCGTTTAGTCTCATCTGCCTTAACCAAACCCCCTTCAAACTCTTCCTCCACGTGCGGAACCGCACACAGCATCCGAAATCCTCTGGGGTCGGGGAGGAGTTTGGCTTTGGCTTCCGCTGCCTGCTCCTGCGTCTTCTCAACGTCAATATTACTCATCGTCGCGCTCCAAGCGTTTTGCAAGGTCTTTGATGTGGTTCTTTGCGAGTTCAAGACCCTGTAACGCCCCGCAAAGTCTTTTGTATTCCGCCTCGTCCAACTTGCCTTGAATCAAGGTAGATACGATCAATGTGCGCTCCTCATCTAGTTTTGCATCTAGATATTCAAGAGCGTTGCTATACGCCATAAATTACTCCCGTGGTTGCGTCCTCTCAGACTGATCTTTCTCCATATCTTCGCGGGCTTTGGCAATTTCAAACCCAAGTTTCGTTCCTTCAAGCTGCTGCTTACCAGCCTCTTGCGCCTTGTGCTTCTCAATGTCTGCGCCCAAACGGGCGGCTTCAAGCTGCTGACGCCCAGAGATCTCGGCTTCGCGTAGACGGAGTTCGTCTTCCTTGGCTGCAGCGTCGATGACGTTCTTCTGCTCTTTGAGGCGAAGCTCTTCTGCTTTTGCTTGAGCTTCCATCTGTACTTGCATCTGCTTGGTCTGTGCTTGCATTTGTTTGATCTGCAAGTCCATCTGCTGCATCTGTACAAGTGGGTCTTGCATCTGCTGCGCCATCTGCTGCGCTTGAAGCTCGGCTTGATCTTTTTGGAACAGACGTTGTGCAGCCACTGCCGAAACTTGAGCGACTTGGTTCTCCAGTTCGGGTGGCAGGTTGTACTCTTCCGTGTTGTCTTGTGGCATCGGAGGCAACGCAACACCCAACTGCTTCTCGATATCGCGTCGATATTGGAACGCCAAGTGCTCCATAATATGCGCCTGTAGGGAGGCGGTGATCTGTTGCGCCATCGGGTTTTGCCCAATCATTTGAGCAAACTTTGGATCTTGCCCAAATGCCATATGGACTTGGATGTGCGCTTCGTGATCTTGGTAGATAAATGCTTTTAACGGCTTGCCCGTCATTGCAAACATATTCTCGGTCACAGGATCGACCGGTTTTTGATCATCAGGTAACGGAACAATCTTATCTGCGTTACGAACTCCTAACGTCTCAATCATTTGACGGTGTAAGTACGGTAGGTTGTAAAGCTGCGGAGCGGTTTGAGATAACTGTAGTACCGCTTGGTACTGCACGATCTTCTGCGACATTGTTGCCGCATTGGGATCAGAAACCGGAATAACATCTACGTCGTCGTAGTCTGATTTCTTAGCTTGACGATTCCCGACTTCTGGCTCGTACGAATATTCTTCTGGTGTGTAGTCGCGGATGATCCCTGCAAGGAGCTTAAACTCCTGCTTCATCGCGTAGTAGATGCGGGCCTGCACTGCCGACATTACCTTTAATACACGCTCTAGAATCGCAAGCGTCGTACCGACCGGAGCCTGCGAAGACATATCCGATACTTTGAGGTCCGACACCGCAGCAAACCTGCGACCTTCCTCCACAATCTTGTCCATCAACAAAGATAAAGTTTGCGAAGGCTCTTTATATGGGAGTGGCAGAATGTTGTCGCGGATCGCGCCTGATGGTACGTCTACGTCTCTAAATTCGCCCGGAGCGATTGGAGTATCGTCTCCTTTAACTCTAAGTCCTCTAGACTTGAGACCACCGGGGAGATTACTGAGTGTTCCTGCATCGACAAGCTGTCGAAGGAGCGAGGTTGCAGCCTTACTATGTCCCCCGATGAGGTGAATAAGGCCGAAGTAGTAAAATCCAAATCCGGGTATGTATCCGTAATGGACGAAGTGCTGTCGCTTTTGTTTAAGTTTGTCATCTTCACGCCAATTCCTACGTATCGCTAAAATAGTCCCGGTCCCCTTCTCAATCGTCACCACGTAAGGGAGTGCGATGCCGGTCTCATTATTGTCGTCATCAACGTCGGGGTAACCGTCTAAGTCAAGGTTGACATGCATCTCCAGCAACTGATACCGGTCATCTGTCGAGGTGCTAAAGCCTTGGTCTTCTGCCTTTTGCTTCTCTACCTCGTCCATCACGCGCATTGGCTCACCAAGATCCACATCTCGATAGAACCCTGCGTACTGCAATTTGGCTAAGTCATTCTTAGTCTTACGCATCCGGTGCGTAACACGCTCTGCCGTCTCTAAGTTCGCCGCTCCGTACGGCACCACGATATCTTCAGCGGGAATATAGACCGCTGTCTGACGAGCAAGACTTGGGTCGTAATAAACTTTCTTGAAGGCGTTGCCCGACAGAGCCAAAGATAAAAGCATCCGCTCGTGTTCTGGGCGGTACTCCTTCATCACCTCGGTCAGTTGATAGTTCATGTCATCAGCGACACGAATCGAAGCGTCCTTCTTCTCCGGAGTCTCTTTACCCACAATCTTTGTCTTGACGGGACCCGCCGCCGGGAAGGTCTCCATAATCGTTTCAGACTGAAACTTAACCGCCGACTCCATCAAGAGCGGGTGAAACACACCACACGCACCGGGCCACGGCTCTGTACGCTCCTCGTACCGAATTCCTAAAATCTGCAAACCTTTGACGTAGGTATCCAGCCAGTCTTTGCGTGACGCCAAGTCCTGCTCGTAGTTCCCAAGCAGTTCGCCCGAAACCATCTGCAGTTCGCCCTCACTCATAAAGTCAGCGAGGTTGGCATCAAAGTCTTCTGCGCGGGGTTCTTCTTTCTCGATTTCGATCTCTAAGCCGCCCATCCGGATGGACACTTCTTCCGGATCTTCAATTTCGATCTCGATTTCAGGCTCTTCCGCAGCGAGGGTTTCTATCCCGAGCGGGGCTTCCATTAAGCTCTTATCAACAGCCATTTAAGTTCTCCTAGTAATATCCCGCTGCACGTTTGCCCTTGAACCATTTAATATCTTCTGGCTCATCTGAGGGGAGTTGAATAAACCCTCCCTGCCTGAATCGAAGGAGTGCTAAAGTGGTGGCGTCTACCAAGTCATCGTGAGTACCACTCGGGAAGTCATTACATTCTTCGACCACTTCCCACGCCCAACGCCGGTCAGGAACCCAAACTATACCGGAAGAAAAAAGATCCGTAACTGCGTTAACTCTTGATATCTTATCCTGTCCTTTACCCGGCGTGAACTCTGACAGCGGTACGCCCATTCTCCGCATCTCCTGATATAACGCTGCACCGTTGGATTTCTTCTCCACGATGAAGGAGTCAGGCTGCCAATCTTTATACTCTTCCAACACCATCGCTTTAAGCTCGGGGAATTCGAGTCTTTGTTTTACGGCGTTTAATAAGATGATGTTGTAGTTGTCGGTGTTCTCGTTTTTAAACACGCCCCACGTAAGCAGCGCATTATAGTCCGACCGGTTGGTTTTCTCTTGGGCGGCGTCGAGACTCATTATGATGTACTCGCAACTTGGCGGGGTCTCCTTCTCCCACCCCTGCCACCATTCTCGTTTGATTAATGCACCTT